CTATTGTGTGCCGGGGGTGTAGCTGCGGGCGTGGGAAGAGCGAGTGGCGGTCGGTCGGGCGTTCGGGGAATAACGGCATAATTGATGTGATGGTGCTGTCACTTGTTGCGATGGTTGGGGTGAGGCTGCACAACCGGCGCAATAACGGCCGCTCTGAAGTCGGCGTAATCGTCCTCAGTGATGATACGGTTTATGCTGTCACTAAAACCTTCCGGAGTCAGGTCCAGGACGGTCTGGGCAGGCAGATGGTGTAGTAAGTACTTTGCGACCTCGGCGGTGTACGCGTCATCAGCCCGGAGCCCGGCATATAAATCAGCGTAGGCCCTCCACTGGATTGGGTCAGTGGTGTCAGCCTCCTGTTTAATGGCGCATCGGTACCACAGGCCGAAGGGAGAATAACCGACAGATCCGTCTGTGCATAGTTGCATGCCGCTGAACTGAATGACCTGCCCTTGCTCGTCTTTGAATTCCCAGCTTGAGTGTGGGAATCCATCAGTGACGAACTCATTCTCGTCAGTCGAAGCGCTGCCTCCCAATAGAACATCGTCACCGTTAATGACGAGCAAGGGGGTGGGTAGCGACTCTCTTGCGGTGTCCAGAGCGCTGTAATCTGCCACTTCGGGCGATGACAAGTGCTCCTTGCCGGCGGCGGTTGAAGCAAATTGTGCAAATAGCGGTTGCACTCGGAACCGGATCAAGGACATGGTGGCGTCTCGAATCGAATTCATGCAATACGTGCCGCCGTCTCCTGAATTCTGCATTGTTGCCATCTGTCCCAGCTGGGATTTGGTGTTGAGTCGCCGCTGACGATACGCCTCGATGTGGCGTTCTGGGAGGCCAGCTCTCTTGAGGACGTGGACGTCGAAGTTGAGCACGCCGGCGTCGCAGCCGGCGTCCCAGCTTGTAGCATCCGACCCTGTCAAAACCTCGACCCCTCGGAGCCGAGGCCCGACTCGCTTGGCAAAGTCGGTGGAGCTTTCCCGGTTGTAAATGGTCACATTGGGGCCGAAATTATGCATGATCTTGTCCTCCACGAAGCGCCACATAGCTCGCTCGCCAAGGGTTGTGGCGATGTCATACATGTGAATGGCTTGGGCAGCCTTAGCAGCGCAGCCGACATTCTCAACCTTCTTAATCGTTTGCTCCTTCATGCTTATTTGCACATCGGCTCCGGTGCGGTCAGGGTCGTGCTTACGCATCTTCTCTAGTACAGTGGACTCAGCCCTTGCCTCAGCATAAGTGAGGACAGCTGTGTCGGTGTAGTACTCGGCGTGGTCAGCCCACTGCGGCACTTTGGGCTGAGCCAAGTCAAACATGGTAATCATGTCTAGTCGTTGAACGCGCTCGTGTAACCGAGCGTTTCTTTCGGCGGTGGAAGGGGTGATGCGCTTGGCCACCATCATGTTCCAGGTGGCGCGATCGGTGGCGCGATGTTTTGGGGGG